CCCCCCGGAAAATCCGAGGCCTTCCAGTATTTCCGTTGCTTTGCTTTGCACTGTCTCAAGGGTATCCTGTCTTGCTATATAAGTTTTTTCTCCCATTTAATCACTCCTTTTTAGCCGTCCTGCGGCTTGCAATATTTACGAAAATTAGCCGTCCTGCGGCGTACAATGTTTACCGTGTTAAACGCCCCTAATCCACGCCACGGCTACACAGTTTGTGTGGAATAGTGTTTATTGTTTATAATTCCCGCTTTCCGTAAACTCCGTTCCTACCGCATACAGTCCAAACGGCTCGTTTAATTCCTCATTCCTGAAGGAAAACCGCACCTTATCCACCCGCTTCAGCCTTATCTTATGTCCCAGTGTCCTGGGCGTCGTATCCGATGAGAAGTTTATTTTGCTGAAATCTATATACGTGAAATCAAAGTATCTTGCCTTTGCGCCGCTGTCATACAGCCTTGTCCATAGTCCCTTTACCTGCGCCCATGCCTCAAAGCCTGTAGCGATTGCCGGCGCGATTGAGGCCGACAGGTATTTAAAGTTCTTCTTTTTATAAAACAGCTCCCCGTCCATTGCGTTGGTATCCCAGCGCGCTTTTATGGGTGCTCCGTCGTCATTGTAGGAGGTCTGCTGATTTTTATTGGTATAAAACTTCATTATCCTGCCGTCATCAGTACCAAAGCACAGAGTATCATCCTCGGTAAACAGGACGCTTATATTTGGTATCTCCCAGTAATAGCACTCATACTGGTAACTGCTGTAGGGATTGTTTTTCTCATACACCTTTTGCAGGCTGTCCAGGAGATATATCCGTTTATCGGTGGCCAGAACATAAAAATCCTTCCATGCGATTGCGTAGGAGTTTTCCAAATCCTCGCCTGATAAAGCCCCGTCTATATAAAACGACCGCCCCTGTGTATATTTCTCCCCTGTGATGTCCTGCGCCGTTATGGCGTATATACCAAGCTTTGTAGCGAACAGGCTTTCATTCAGATATGCGAAGTTGTATTTTCCTATCGCTCCCGCTCCCTGAATGGTACCAACGATGCGGAAGGAGGCGCGTTCTATATTATTCTGTGTCACATATTCGCCATAGCGCATAATTACGTTTCTTCCGTCTGCGCCGTCGCTTTTATGAGCGGCCAGGTAATTCCCTACAAGTGAATAACCTACTATCTCATTTGTATCCAGTCCAATGGTTGAATAGCTTAAGTCCCCAAAGAAAGTAAAATCCTCTAACGACTCTGTTTTTGTTGTCTCATCCTCTTCGGTGCTTTTTGGAGATACGCTTTTAAGACCGCTGAACCAGTCCCGGTTAGGATATTCAGGATTACCGCCCACAAACAGCCTGTCTGTAGCTCCCTGTACTCCGTAAACTATTGAAATGGTACAGCGATTAATCGTATCAGCATACCCCTCTATAGTCTTGCTAGCCGTTATTCTTACATTGTCTCGGCCGGATACAGGCGACTTTGCGGGTACTGTCTTAAAGGTGACAGTCCCAAGCTTCAAGTCTACCGTGTAATCTGTTGTAACCTTTTTTTCCTCCCAGTCGCCGTCAGTGTTCATAATCTCAACCTTATCAACAGAATTAAGCTCATCCAATGACAATTGATATACCTTTGTCTCTCCATCGGCCAAAAACTCATTTATAAATTTAGGCTGCAAAAAGTTTATCTCCTGAAACCTTATACCCTCGCCGTTTGGCTTTCTTGAAATAAAGGTTGTGGGCACAGTTGCTATCTCTGTTACAGGCTTTACGCTGTAGGTATCATCGGCCCCAAACTTGCCGAGTACAAGATAAGTCTTTCCATCGAGTATATACAGTCTGTCCCCAAGGGCCCACGCCTTTGAACGTGCTGTATTCATATCACTGTAAAGTACTGTTTCATCTTGATACAGCTTGTTTCCGGCATGAACAAACCTTATATTTTTCAGATGATGAACACCATAAATAACATCGGGGTACTCTTTATCAAGATAGTACCCCATTCTTTTACGGACCTTGCCCGGAGTGTCCCTTATCATGTTAGGCGCCTCCGGGCTTCTTCCGTCCGCTACGTTGGTTGGAGCGTTTGTAAGGTCTACGCCTTTAAAGTTTTTAATTGTTGTTACCGTCTTCTCCAATGGCGACGGCACTCTTAACTGTCTCATCAGCTCCACCAGCCTTTTGTATCCACAAACGCATCATCATAGCCGCTGTTATCACTAAAGTTATTCTTTATCTCTTCCAAAAGTGCCGAAAACTCATTCCAGTAAACCGTTGAAAGCGACGGGTCGTCATCCTTATACAACTGTGAGGCCATAAACCAGGGTATCAGAGAGCACACCTCAGGATACAGCGGCATTTCGTAATCCTCCGCTGTATCTGCTGTAATCTCTGCCGGGTATGCTTCATAGAAAACTGTAAATGTTCCCGCTGTACTGCCGTCAAGCAGCAGCGTATCAACGCCTATAAATCTATAGTCATAGGTGCGCCTTAGGCCGCTGCCGTAATATACCTTATCAAGGGAATAAAAGTCCGGTGCAAGCTCCTTCATCTGATAGCGCTTTACGCCTGTTTCTGTCCCGGCCTGGGTTATCTCCACCGACTTAATGATATGCCTTACTGATGAAGCTATATAGTTAAGGCAGGCGTTGGCCGCTCCCGGCATGGCCGCTATGTATGGCGAGGTTGTATCATCAACTATTATCTGTGACGTGTCGTTTGAAAACAGCTTTTGAAGAGTGATAAGCTTTAAGTCTCCCCAATTCATAGGGCCTCACCCCTTTACGCTGTTGTGTATAACGCTGTTCCGCCTGTTAAGCCTTCTCCGCATATTGCTATTGAACGCCAGTTATTAAAGCCCGCTCCATAACGCGCTCTGCCCTTCCAGACGTTAGCGTCTGTATTCTGGTCTATACCACTATGTACTGTAAGCGCAACTCTATCTATCCAGGGAAGGCACATATAATCATTATTGAATTTGCTGTCCAGCATTATAAAATAAGGTTTTCCGCCTATCTCTGAAGGAAGGTAGTTCCAAACAATTACATTCCAAAGTCCAAGCTGGAAGTTTATCGCATTGTTGCTCGTACCAGGGTCAAGCTCTGAACCTATGGCAGCAAATACATCCCTTTTAAGCTCTCCCTTATTTGGTATGATAATTGTATCAGGCGCCACATTAAGCAGGTTGCCGTCGTCGTCTTTAAACTTCTGCATTGCCTCCTGCATATAGTCCATAGTCTTCTGTGAAAATGCGTGCTTAAATATGTTGCTCTGGTTTGTCGTTCCTTTTGTAATGGAAGTATGCGCGGAACTAAACAGCGCCGCTTCATCAGCGGTTGCCGTATCGTAAGCTATACCGTCTATAGTCGTTTTTTTATTAACGCCGCCTGCAAGAAGTGTAGCGGCGAATTTCTCTCTTGTCCTGTTGTAGCTTGTGGCAAAGATATTTGCTCTGGATTTAATTTTGCCGAATTTAGCATCCTCTATCATTTCCTGTGTGGCCTCAAAGGAGCTTTTCCATGTAGAGGGCGTAATTATCTTACTGTATCCTTCCTGCATAGATGTTTTGGGATACGCCCCGTTTTCCCCTACGTTCTTAAAGTCTCCCAGTGATGTTTCCTGAGTGTATTTCTCGGCAAAGTTTGTACTCTTATCCATATAGAAAATCTTATCTATACAGCTCATCTGCTGGAAGCTCTCAACTCCCTGCTCAATCATTGCTTTTATAGGTGCCTGCGATTTACCGAATATACTGTCATTTACGCCGCTGCCCTCTGAAAAAATAATTCCTGCCATTGTTTATCTCCCTCCTTATGCAAAATGGCCGACAACTAACTTGTCGCCGTTTGTCTCGTCTATTGTAAATACTCCGCTTGTTGTTGTAGCTGTTACACTAAGTCCGTCTGTGCCAAGCGTTACAGCAGAACCTACAAGGCTTGCTGCTACCACTGCCGTTGCCTCAACCTCAAAATATGTTGTGCCCCTTACCGCAATTACAGGCAGACAGCCGCTTGCGTCAGGCTGGCTTCCTACTGAAATATGTGTTGGCTTATCTGTCGCCCCTGCCTTTGTAAGCTTGCCTCCTGTAAGCTTTAACGCCTCTCCAAGACTATATGTTTCCTCCGCTGTTACAGGCAGGTTGTGAATAATCGGCTCCACGTCCGCCACTGCTCTTTTTGCTATTTTAAACATCTGTTCATTCCTCCTTTAGCTATGCTTTTTATAATCCTGTGCTATTTGTTTATCCGTCCAATCCGGGAAAAACTTTTTATACTGCTCCTTTACATCATCAGGTACGCTTATATCATCACTTGCCCCGCCCTTTATAGTTTTTAGGTGGTTCTTGCTGTTGGCCTGATTGATTACCGCCTGCTTTGCTGCCTCCTGCTGTTTCTTTGCAAGCTCCGCTCTATGGGTAAGATAATACGCCTCACTTACTGAAAGCCCCCTGCGCATATAATTAACTATAGCCGGGTCCTTTATATCCTCCGCGCTTTTTATGCCGCATGACGGATACTCCTTATTAAGCGCGTCAATATCTGCCTGCAAACGGTTCTTTCCGCTTTCTATCCTTGCCAGTCTTTCAGCCTGTTCAGCCTTTTGTGCTGCCATCTGCGCCCTCTGTATTTCAGGAGAGGTCTGGAGCTGCTGTTTTACAATTGACTGTACATAGGTCTGAAGCTCATCTGCTGTGGCTGTACCCTGCTGTATTCTCTGCATTAGGCTCTGCTGTTTAGCGTTTGCATGGTCGGTTTTATAAGCCTCGTATTCCTCAGGAGTGCTTATAACAGTCCCCCTATATGGGTTCATCTTCCCAACCACTTTTCTGAACTCCTGCTCATACTCCATTTTCTGACGGTATGCGTCTGCCCTCAGCCTTGCTTCCTCAGGATTAATCTGAGGCGGAGCAGGAGGCGCAGGCGCTTCTTCTGTAGTCTCTTGTGCTTCCTCCGCTTCCTCGCCGGTTTCTTCCTCAACCGTTTCTGCCTCAGCCTCGGCAGCTTCTTCATTATCTGTTAATTCAACATCTTCCTGTATTTCCTCATCCTCTGTAACGGGGTCGCCTAAGCTCATAAATTCTTCTTCAGTCATTACTTATCACTCCTTAATCTAGCCGTCCTCCGGCCTGCAAACCTTACTTTCTGTAACGCTCCTACCCTGCGCTGTGACAACACAGTTTGTAGAGGTTAATGTTTGCTCCTTAAATCTCCGCCTTTTGCTACTGTAGGCTTCTTGCCGCCTTCGTTTTTGTGCTCTGCTTCTACATACATGCTGCCTGTATGCTTTACTTTGCCGTTTAATGTGTTCATTCCTTTACCCATGAAATCCCCTCCTTTCCATAAAAATAAAGCCCTTTTATGTCATGCTCAGGACACCCATTAACGCAGGGCTGCGAGATATTAGGACCACCGCCTTTCTATCCTTGTGAAGCTTCTCTGATTACCTCTATCGGTTTATGGTACTCACTGCATGATTTGTTCCTGCATTGGAATACCTGCCGGTACTGGCTGTCCGACAGGCGCTCCCCCTTGGATATTTCCATTTCCACTCGACATTTTTCACATTTCACAGTGCATCGCCTCCCTATATTAGCTGTCCTCCGGCATTCAAATCCAAAGCTCCGACACCCCTACCCGCTTGCTGCAAGTCACCGCCTGTAGGAGCCAAGGTTTGCTGTGCCTGTATCATCTGCTCCTGCTGCGCCTTTTTATCCTTCAGTGTATTGCATATATTACCCGCGTTGGGATAGTGATACCTTTCCATTGTGGCCCAGTAAAGTATCTGTGTGTCTATGTCCTGAGGGTTGCCGAATGCTCCACTTTGATAAGCGTCCCTTGTGGAGCTCCACAACGCTTCTCTGTTTTGTGCCATGTTATTAGTTGTATCAACGCTGAAAAGGAAGTCGTCATTCCAATACAATTCCCCTGTTGCGTCTCTTTCAAGGAAGCTGTAACGGTCAAATATACCATACTCCACATCGCCTACTGGGCTTTGGCTGTTGGTTGACCTTGGCTCGTCGGCATAGGCAAGCATAAACTTAAACATCAGTTCAAACACCTCCTGATAGGCTGCCTGCTTCATAACACGCTTACTTTCAAGCCTTCCGGCTGACTGCGCCGCCGCGAACTTCTTTGCCTCGCCTGACTGCGCTGTTGTGTCCTTTCTGCCCTGGAAGCTGTCGGTAATTCCTATCGTATCCCTTGCCGCCTGATACGCTATATCCATATATGCTGTATCGTTTGAGATGTTAGGCTGTATGTTAAGCACCTGTATTGACTGTATATCCGCAGGGCTGTCCACCTCGATTATCTTTAACTCCTCATCGGTCTTTTTGATGCGGACAGTTTTAGGGAACGTTACATATGAGCCGCCCTTTAAAAGCTTTTCCTGTATCTTGTCTCCCAGCTTTTTTATAAGCTCCTGCTGGTCCTCTATACTGTCTACGTCCGAACCGCCCATCAAGCTGTTATTCTTTGATATATTCCGTCTTATGACTATGGGGTATATATTCGGCTTATAAATCGGTATCTCAGACGGTCTTTCCTCCTGTATCATTACCTCGGTCATCATTGGTGCGCCTGTACCGTCCAGCATTATGCCGTTATTATCGTCGTACACGTAATCCATCCCATACTCTGCCGGCTGTGACTGCGGTATTGTTTCAGGCCCATCAGGGGTATTTATCGTTATCTCCCTGTCAAGCTGAGTTGTCTTTTCATCCGTGTACTCAAAGGCTTTCGCACCGCATACAGGGCACTCCTTATCATCCTCTGATACTGTCTGAGCGCACTTCTTACAGCGTCTTAAGCGTCTGGCAAAGTAATCCTTCAGGCTTTGAACCTCTGTATCGCCTACCCAGCGGTAAACGCCTATACCGCCGCTGTCATTCTTATAATAGGCAGTCACCAGTGTAACCATATCCTCCGCTGTCTTTTCCGCCTGTCCCGCGTTGCTCCTTGCCTGCGGGTATTCCTCACTTTCATCTGATACGTCTATACCGTATGTACGCTTTACATACTCCTTTGTCACGCCCGTAAGGATGAATATATAGTCCATGTCGTTAATGTCCGTTACTCCCGCCTGTGGAATTACCTGTCTGGGGTGCAGAAGAGACACCCTAATACCGCCGATTGTGTTATGCGTGCTTCTGTTATTATCCCATTCGATATGAAAGTAATCGCCGCCCTGTATGGGCGTTGTACGCTCGTCCATGTCATTAAGCTTCTCAAAGGGGAGTAAATCCAGCTCATTACGCAAAAAGGCTTCTATTGTCGCCGCTCTCTGTTCGTCCTCCGGGCGTTTGGCTGTTACCTTAGGAAGCGGTATAGAGCTATCAACCTCGGCTTCAATTATCTCTCCTATTACGTTTCTGACATATTTGCTTGATTTAGCCTTTTGTGAATAGCCCTTTATCTCGTTTGTGCCGTTATACAAAGCGTCCCTTCTGTCCATTCGGCTTAATTCATCCTCAAACGCCGCTTTGTTCTTCTGCAATCGTTCCTGCCACCTGGCTATATCGCTTTTACTTACCATGTTTTTCACCTTCTTTATTAGTCCCATTAAGTTTCCCTCCTTAAAACCGTGGGTTTCACCCATAATGCTAGAACGGATCCCCCCATATTTTTATCAGTTCCCTTCTGGCTTCTTCATTGGCGTTGTAGTAATCCGTATACATATCCGGTTCCCAATGGGCTTTCTCGCCTGAAAGCTTCTTATATTCAAAGTCCTGCTGGCTCCTTATTCCGTATGTTATGGCCAGTCCCAATACAAGGTCGTCGTGCTCGCCCTCCTCCGCCTGCGGCTTGCCCTTTATCTTTACAAAGGACAGCATTTCACGCAGTGTTACTATATCGTTTATGAGGTATACCTCATCTCTGACTATGCTCACAAGATTGGCCAGTATAACCGGCCTTGTACTTGATGTTGTTCTGAACCCGTATGATTTCTTTATTGCTCCTGTAAACGTGTCAGGCGCTTCTCTGACATACTGTTTAGGATAGCCAAGCCGTGCCAGCTCCTTTATTGGGTAGGTGGAGAAGTTAGCCTCCAAGCCCACAAGCGCGGTATTATAATACATTCCAAGACAGTATATTTGTCTTGCGTACTCGTCCTCATCTATCCTATCGTCACGGAATACAGCGCACTGAACGCCCGTTGTATTGTCTATCACATGCGCGGTAAAGTAATCGCTGCCCTCCCCCGCCGTATCGCCTCCAAGCACATACGGGCAGCGGTCTTGCGGTTCCTCAAAGATTTTTATATATCCCTTTTCCTTGTCCTCCCAGCGGATATTTGATATAGAAACACCGTCATAATCGTATAAAAAAAGACCCTCTTTAATGGGTCTGTAATTACTCAGGTCATTTATTCTGTTTATTATCCTTTGTGTATCGAATATGCACGCGCCTGTGGCAATAAAGGCTTCCTCAGGTGTCGCCGGGTACTCCTGCTTAAACAGGTCTATATCCCCGCCGCAGTTATTCTTTATACACCAGCGCCGCCAGCTTAATTGTTCAAGCGACAGGCTGAAGCGTTTTCGCAGTTCCTTTTCTTCCTCTGTCAGTTCAAAGCCGTCATATAGCTTTTGATACTCCGCCAGCTCGTACCAGGGAAAGAACACCGGTATAAAGTCATTCTCTTTATTTACAGCGGCATCCCACAGTCTTTTAAACTCGTCAAAGCCATTAGCCGTGCTTTCTATTATAACCATTGTCCCCGGCTGTGACGGTACAGACTGCAAAAGGCCGTTAAGCGTTTCCATCTTGTTTCCTGTCCAGAAGGCGAACTCCGATATATGCACGTTTGAGAAGGTATCTGAACGGCCTACTCCGTCGCCGCCTGCTGTGGCGCATTTGATTTTTGAGTTTAGCCCGATTATGTTCTCCACTCTGGCAGGAGCGTCAAATATAAGCTCCTTGGCGTTGCTTGCCTTTCTATGCGGCTTCAGCATTGACGGCAGTTCATTATAAAACAGCTTTGACATACTGAAGAGGTTGCTTGTGGCGTCGTCCTTATGCGCGATTATCAGGCTGTTTACATTCTCCTTTGTGGCTGTCCGGTGAAATATAAGCGCCTCAGTCAATGTGGAAAAGCCCATCTGCCTCGCCTTAAGTATTATTATCCTTATTGGTTTATCGGCCTGCGCCTCATGCTTTATTACCTCGTACAGCCGTCTCTGCGGGCTGTTCAGCTTAAAGGGAACTATCTTATTATCCTTTGTCTTTATCCTTAAAAACGTCTGTATGTATTGGAGCGCATTACGTATGTTAATACTCATAGTCTCCGCCTGCCTTGCTTAAAAATTCCTCATAGCTTATTTGCGCCCTTATTTCCTGCTTATCCGTGAACATACCTAAATGACGGCCAAGAAGCTCAAGAGCCTTAAGTTTGTCATTTGTCTTTACCTCCATTTCGTAAAGAAGCGCTGACTTCGCAAAGCCTATCTTGGCCAGCTCCTTTACAACGTCGTCCTGCTTTATCTCCGTGCGCTTAGACCTTTCTTCCATCCGCTTTCCTATATAGGTCGAAACATTAACATTCTTTAACAGTCTGGCCGCTGCTGCCGCCGCTGTGCTGTCGTTCTTTACTCTGGTGTATACTGCCTTATATGCTCTGGTGGCATTAAGGTCTATTAAATATTCATTCGCAAAGCGTTTTTGTTTCTCTGTCATAATGCCACCCTCCTTTCTGGGTATAAAAAAGACACCTCTTAACCGAAGTGTCTCTGTCGCATTCTTTTACAATACTATTATAGCACATATAAAAGTATCATTGGGTATCATCTTTTAAATTTTTATAGGTATTTTCATTCTTCAAATCATTTTCAACGAGTTCTATAAGATAAGCTGTTACGCTTTTCCCTTTTATGGCAGCAGCATTTTTCAATGTTTCTTTAAATTCCAGCGGAACCCTAAAGTTTAGATTTACAAGTTCGTTTTTTTCTAAATATTTTTTAACTGCTTTTGCCTGTGCTTCTGTGTATTTCGCCATCCTTATCACCCCTAGTTTATTATATCATTCTACAATATATTCTTGCATAGACATTTTGCACAAATCTATTCTTGCATATTTAGCATGTTTGTATATTGCAATCTATTCTTGCATAGATTACAATAGGCTCATAAGATGAACGAAACGAAAGCACAAAGGAGAGATAAACATGACATACTTTAAAAATATTAATTCAATCGAAGAACTCAAAAAGTTTTACCGTAAGCTCTGCCAGCTTAACCACCCGGACAATGGCGGCAATGTTGAAACAATGGCTAAGATAAACAATGAATATACTGAACTGTTTAATCAGTTTAAAGCAGCACAAAACAAAGCCGCTGCCGCTGACGAGACAGGAAGAACGAAAACTATTAATGAGTGCCCAGAGGAATTTATTAATATCATATCTCAGCTCGTTAGTCTTAAGGGATTAGTTGTTGAGCTCTGCGGCTCCTGGATATGGATAAGCGGAGAAACAAAGGCGCATAAAGATATTTTAAAGTCTATCGGTTGTAAATGGGCTTCAAAGAAAAAGATGTGGTACTGGAGAAGTGAAAAGGACGCTTGTAAGGGACGCAGCTCCAAATCAATGGACTACATCAGAAGTACTTACGGCTCAGAAGTTTACAGCACTTCAGATTTATTCATAGCTTAAGGATAACGGGCGGGGCAACCCACACAGTATGAAAGGAGAAATTAAAATGACTTACTTAGAACTTACAAACATTCATGGAATGCACGTATCTTATCCACTAAACGAAATTAAAAACATCAAACATAGCATAGCAAGAAAGTTATATGATAAATCAGACTTAGAGAAAAATAATATAAAACCAAATGAAAGCTTAATAGTTATCAAATTTAAAGATGGCAGCGTAACATCACTTTCAAATAGTTGGATAATAACTTTTAGCTAAAGAACTGCTGGCCTAACGGCATGACGGGGAGAAAGGACACAGCTATGAAAACTTACTATTGCGTTACCACAACATTTGACGACAATGGCGGAGTTACCGCAGCCATAACAGGCATTACTGAGGCTGATAAAAAGCCGGAGAATACATACAGCAGCACCAGACGTAAAGACATTTACAATGATTGGTTTGATTGTATAGAAGCAGCAAGTAGATGGATAGAGGAGGCAAAAAAGGCATGAGAGAAGAAATAAGACTATATGGGTATCTTTATCCATTTAAAAATATTACTGATATTGATAGATTAAAAGACTATGATGAATACTCCACCCGGTTTATTGCAGAAGCAGAAGCCGCCATTGAAAAAATGAAAGTATACAGAAAAGCATTATTTAACCACACTCAGTATTTATCACAGGCACCTTATACACTTGAATTAAAATTACTCAGAGAACGTCGTTATCACGATAACAAAGTATATTACTTTGTAACACTGCAAAAGGTTTTTGACGGTATAGGAAAGCGGGATGTAATATCCGAAACTTATTACGGTACAGAACGAAGTACAGCGATTAAGCGCTTTGAAGAACTTAAAACACAATACCCCGGAGTCGAAGCAATAAAGGACATTGAGAAAAGAAGCTGGGAAAAGTAATAAGCCCCTTTCGGGGCTTATTTTCTTCTGCTTCTAGCAAAATAATTTTGAAACTGCTTTCTAAATGCTTGAAGTGCATACCCATGCAATCGTTTTACATGAATATATGAATAACTCAATTCCACCGAGATTTCTTCCAACGACTTATACTCCACATATCTTTTATACAAAATCTCTATGTATACCGGATTATTTAGTTTATGTATCTCATTAATGATTTTATCCTTCATGAATATAAGTCTATGTGTATCCTCTCGGATTTCGTTCTCCAAGTCAACAATACGTGATATATCCTCCGGCATTCTGTCCTTTGGTGAGGTCTGTACTCTCTCATTATCAATACTTGCTGTTACGTTTTCTACCGCTGCTTTGAGGTTCTCCAACTCGTCCTTCTTCTGTTGTATCTTTATTGAGAATACTCTTAGCTGCCTTAAGTATTCCTTTGGTGTCACTTCTTCCAATCACGTCACTCCTAACCCACAAAACTTAATACCTTTAGTGCTGTCTTATCTATGTAAGCAACAAAAAGCTATTCATTAACCCTATAAGGGTTTCTGTTCTCTGTTAATTCCATTCCAGCCGCTTCCCTGACTGTGTTTATTATCCTATGCCACAGTTCATATAGTTCCGACAGCTGGCGCTTTGAGTAATACTTAGTCTTTCCCTCGTTCTTCTTCATTCTCCCTCGCTCCCCTCTATCAAATCCGGCAGGTATACAGGGCTGTTTTCGTAGGTGATAAAAGGAAAACTATTGTCTAAAGCGCCAGCGAAATCGTTACCAGCCACATCAATAAATGAACCATTGTCATTAATAGGTTCATTTTTATAGAAGCGCGGATAGCAATTACCTTTTCCCCTCGCCGCCCAAGGTGTACCCTCCGCTATCCTGCCTTTTATGGCAGTGATTTGCCGATTAGTAAGGGTAGGCTTTTCGGGTATTAACTTTATTAATTCTAGGTGAGCTATCATCGTGCATAATGCCGTTTCGTTAGAAGTTCTAACCCAGCCAGTTGGGGATTTATAAAACCTTTTATCATCAAGTATCTTGTAAATGTAACCGTCGCCGTTGTCAAACTTAAACTCTTTGCCCTCAGGCACTCCTAATATCTCGCTTAATCTGCTCATTCTATAGCCTCCTTATCAAATAAGCTTATCTGTCCGCTTATCAGGTTTTCATCGTTTAACCACCATTCCATGACTTCCTCGCCGTTTTTCCATCTGCACGTTTCCTTACCATCTGCTTTTCTCTTTTCAAGCATTCTGTCAAACGCTCTTATGTAATTCTGCTTATAAATTGGGAAATCCTTAAATTCCTTTTTCATATGCTTCCACCCGCCCAAAGGACAGCCGACACATCCTACCCGCATATAGCCCATATCATACAGCGGATTATAGTCAATGTTATTACCCCGGATAAACCTCCATATATCACTGCCATTCCAATCTATTATTGGGTTGATGACCGTACTTCCTTTAAGTTCACACCGTTCTATTATTCGCCGTGTATCAGTGTTATCAGTATCAAGCATTTCTTCTTTTGATACTCTGACCGCTTCTTTCTTTGTTCTGCCTAACGACTCAAATTCGTCTCTGCTCTTTCTGCTGGTGCTTTCATCCCAGCGCACCCCTGTCGCTATCGCTCTGTTGGCTCCATTTGCTTCTTTTAATATCTGGCAGCAGTAGCGAACAAACCTCGTTGGCGGCATTCCTTTTTCCACTATCAAATCCCACATTGATGTTCGTTTATCTTTGTATGTTGGATATATAATTGTCGCTTTTATTCCCATATCTTCCAGCCGTTTGAATACCTCTCGGATATGATAAACCGTTTGCGGAGCGTCTACTGTTGTATGGCTGTTTATGACCTCAAACTCTACTCCGCTTCTGATAAACAATTCCAGCATTACATCACTGTCTTTGCCGCCTGAGTAGGTGCATATAAGAGGTGCGTCATAGTACTGTTGGCTCAACTGTGCTCCTAATTTTATTCGCTCTATCGCCTTTTGTTCTAAGTCCATTGCAACCTCCTCTTATCGTTTATCCGCCCGGTCTTGTTGTTGACGTGTATAGATTATTCATCACCCTAATATTCAGCTGTTTTAGAGCTGTCAGTATTAGTTAATGTGTTGTTTTAAGACCGGGCTATTTATCGGATTGCGCAATTCCGTTGTTGTTTAAGTTATCTTGTTCAAGCTATCATATAAAGCCTTCATCCCTATAAGCAGTGTGTCTATTTTCTCTCCTTCTCCGGCTTCTGCCATATCAAGTGCCATATTCCAAAGTGAGGGCATATCTAAGAGCAATTCTGCTTTTGCATCTCTCATTGGCATTCCCCTGCTTATTCTGTTGAAAGCATATTCCATAAAAACAGACATAACTTTTTTTCTTTGCTGTTCCAGCGCATTTTGTTCTTCTAACTTTATTTGTCCTTTTTGCGCCGAGCTTACAAGATATTTCAATCTGTCCATTTCTGACCTATACGTTTTCCATTTGTCATTAGGCTTAAGCTTTTTATCGAAATACTCTGCAACGGCAAAAGCTATGTCGCCATACAGTTCATATCCGGTTTTCACTTCCGGTATATCGGCTATAGCCCCCAAATCCTCAAGCAGCGTGTTTATATATTTATCTGAGTTTTTAAAATCCCAACAGGCCTTCAAAATCCGATTTTCAAGTAAATCTAAATATTCAAAATGCTTTAAACATTCGTTATACTTGTTTTTAAGCTTTTCTTTAGCCTCAGAAGCTTTATCTTTTGGAAGCCTCCCGGATTCAACCTCGTTAAGAAGGAATTTAAGTTCACCCCTTGCCGCCTTTTCAAGCGGTCTTAAATTTCTTTTAGGTTCTATTTTTTTAAAAACCATATGTACTATTTCGTCGAAGCTAAGCACGTTATCACCTACAGTTCTTCTATCTTCACGTATATACCGGGTATGTCTGCCCAGAACTTTTCAGTAATATCAGATGTAACAAGTGCATCGTCTTTCCAAAAACCTACATCAGTCATACAGTCCTTTAAAAGCTTAATCATGTTGTCAGTATCTGGTTTTGTTGTTTTCCATTCTCCATCTTTGTGTTTTCCATCTGTCGGCCAGAACCATTTTGACACAAGCCTAACCGCATTTGTGTATGATTTTTCTGGTCTGTGCTTTGATAGATAAGCGGTAAGTTTTGCTCGTGCATCTTTAAGTTTAGCAGGCTCATAAAATACTGGCTTACCATTCACGACTGTGACTTTATGTTCTTGGTGTGTAACTGTTGGCGGTATCATTGCCATAAAAAATTCAATCGTCATACACTTCACCTCATTAAAGTTTGCTCATAGAATTTTTTCTTAGTCAAGGGCAGGGGAAGAAGGACGGCGGGCAGCGCTTAAGCCCGCCTTCTTTCCCCCTTGACCGTAGGGAAAGAAACGTTTTATATATACGTAGTATATATAGTTTTTTTCCTTCCCTCTGAAAAAAACGTGTTTTATGTTTTTTTCACTGCTTTATCGACTTTTGAAATTAACGTATTTTTATGTTTCTTTATTATTTTGAAAATAACTTATTTAGTGTTTTTTTCCTGCCAAAATGCCGTAGAAAATTTTATGTTATTTTCCTTCCTTTTTGCCAACTTTGCCTTCCTCTATCCAATAACCTCCGTGTTCCTTTAAACGGTTTCGAACTGTTTTTTGAGTTACACCCATGTACTCCGCAAGAGCGTCAAGCGTCACCTTACCATCTATTCCACAAGCCTCAAAAGCGGTATCAACAGATACTTTTCGTTCTCTCTCCTTTACCTCTTTCGGTTTTCTTTTTGACATTGCTTTCTTCCACGGCGGTTGTTCGGCTTCAGCTTCAACGTCTTTAAGCACTCCAACACGGTCAATCTGATGTATAGGATAATCAAACCAAACATTAACAGGCGGAAATTTAGGGAACTCTCTCAACGTACCTTCAATCCTCCATGCAGACCGTGAATTTTCAGCTCTTTCAGCATTTTTTGTTGCCTGCATAGCTACTTTTTTATATGTTTCAGCGTCAAAGCTGCTTCTGCACAGCTCAAGTAATGCACTTTGAGAGCACATATCATCCTGTGAAATCCTGTCATCAAAACCATGTTCGCATAAAGCGTCATAGCATACGCTGCATACCGCCTTATTCTTTTCCTGTGTTAACAGGCTTTCAGGCAGCTCTAATTCTATAAGGTCTAATAAAGCATCGGGGTCACGGGCGAATACACCGCTTCCGCTTGCCCTGTCCATGCTTCTCTTGCCGCCTTGAGCTCCCTTTGAGTGATGATGACAGTATATAACCGCACATCCTAGCTCTGTGCAAACCTTATCAAACTGATTGCAGAAATGAGCCATCTGGTCAGCGCTGTTTTCATCACCTGTTATTACCTTGTATATTGGGTCAATAACAATAGCTATGTAGTTCTTTTTAGAAGCCCTTCGTATTAGCTTAGGCGCTAGCTTGTCCATAGGTACAGATTTACCTCTAAGGTTCCATATATCAATATTTCCAAGGTTTTCAGGTTTCCAGCCAAGCGCTGTATATACATCTTTAAAACGGTGAAGGCAGCTTGCCCGGTCCAGTTCAAGATTGACGTACAGTATCCTTCCCTGAGCGCATTTGAAACCCAACCAGTTTTTGCCTTCAGCTACAGCGCAGCATAGCTCTATCAGAGAAAAAGATTTACCCGCTTTAGATGGTCCGGCAATGAGCATTTTATGTCCCATTCTAAGTACGTTTTCAATAAGCGGCTCTGCCAGCTTCGGAAGGTTGTTCCATGCGTCGGCCATACTTTCCGGGTCTGGAAGGTCATCATTAACGCTTTCAATCCATTCTTTCCATTCGTTCCAGCTTTCTTTTCCTATATTGGTATCCATAAGGAACTGCTTATGCCCGTTTCTCATTATTCCGGGCATCCGGCTTAGACGTGATGGATTTCTGTTTTGACTGTCTATTTTAAGGCCGTTCTTTTGGCATACGGCATACAGATAGTCAACTCTTTTACGGTATTCCTCATAATTGGAAGCGTCTATTTTCACAATAGCATGAAGGCTTTTCTTTCCGCTGTGTACAAGACAGGCTACAGGAAGTTCCAATTCACGTATTATGGCATTTTGTTTTTCCAGCTCCATTGTGTCAGATTCTACAAGGGCATACCTATAGTCAGTTACATTATCATTTTTAACACCGTTTCCGTCTAATGGGTTAAACCTTATCCATGCCCCTGCAGCTTCGTTGTAATCCCCTAAAACAGAGCTTATATCACCGCCGCACTTGCTTAAAGCCTCTATAAGCTGTCCGGCTGTACGGTCGAAAGCCCCTTTATCAGCAGGAAGATACTTTCCATCCTTATCCCAGCTTTTTACTACATAGCCCACATTCTCAGAAGCTTCAAAAAGCGTTTCAAGATATGTGGTAAGCTGTTTTACAGGCTCCCATTTTTCGGGTATATTAAGTTCCTTATCCTCAAGCCAGCCTTTATTTACAATAACAAGTTCGTCTTTATCCCCAATCTCACTGTCCCAGTCAAGAGCATAACTTTCATATTCAGGCTGCCAGCCGTTATCTTTAGCCATCTGAACAATAGTAGCCCCTGTTACCGGCTTCGTTGTGCCCTGAAAGCTATCCCATTTTTTAAGGCATTCTCCATAATGGTAACGAGCTGTATCCTTTGAACTCCAATCATCCCATATTTCAGGCGAATATCCTTCTTCTTTCAGAGCCATGCCTATATTCACCCATTCGGTATAATCCAGTGTGGAAGGGTCTATATATTCAAGTAACTTATCTATATTTTCCAGCATTACTTCACCTCATTAGGGTTAAAATCAGAAGGGTTTATGTTATACGGCACTCTCCAACCGTTTGCCGCTATTCTGTCTATTAGATTTCTGGCATCCTCAAACTGCCATGTTCCTACATGCGTAAAACCTCTATTTTCAAGAAATCTTATCTGTTTCGGCGTTGTAAGCCCTTCCTCTTTTCTTTTATTGAGTCTGTCAAGAAGCTTAGATGCTTTTCCTGCATTGTCTATTTCATCAGGCATGATACCAAGCTTTTCGAGTGCTTTAAGCTGATTATCAGAAGGCGGTGACATCTCCCAGCCGAAAGCAGGTACATAGCTTGATAAGTCCTCAGCCTGTATACTCATTTCATACTGTAATGGGTCGACAAGCTTACGTTTGCGGCTTTTCATTTCCTGAAGCTGTTTAGCCAAGGCTTCTTCTCTCTGTGCTACAACATCGTTTACCGCCTGTTCTTCCGCTTCCTCAATGTCAATAGGGTATCCGGCCTGTTCAAGGTTTTCGGTCATTTTTTGAGCTACGTCTGCATTTTCGCATATAAGGTTTGCCGGGCGGCATAATTCGTGTCTTTCTGTATGCCATAGAAAATCCAACAATAATAAATGGTCCTTTCCTTCGCATAGCCTTGTCCCCCTGCCTACCATCTGAGAATATAAACTTCTTACCTTTGTAGGCCTTAATACAACAATACAGTCAACTGACGGGCAGTCCCAGCCCTCTGTTAAAAGCATGGAATTACAAAGCACGTTATATCTGCCTTTGTCAAAATCCTTGAGTATCTGTGCTCTGTCTGTGCTGTCGCCGTTTACTTCTGCGGCGCGAAAACCCATGCTGTTTAAAATATCCCTGAACTTCTGACTGGTTTTAATGAGAGGAAGAAATACTACAGTTTTCCTCTCCGCACAGTATTTTTTCATTTCCACAGCTATCTGATAAAGATACGGGTCAAGGGCTGTTCCCAAGTCCCCGGCTTTAAAATCCCCGGCCTGTGTGCCCACGTGACTTAAGTCAAGTTTTAAGGGTATTGTTATAGCTTTAATAGGTGAAAGATAGCCGTCCTTTATCGCTTTGGGAAGCGTATATTCATAAGAAAGGCTTTCAAATACCTGTCCGAGGTTTTTCATATCACCTCTATCAGGCGTGGCCGTTACTCCTAAAACCTTCGCTTCTTTAAAGTAGTTAAGTACTCTTTGATAGCCGTCAGATATGCAGTGATGCGCTTCATCTATGACTATACTGTTAAAAAAATCAGGAGCCAGCTTGTTAAGCCTTTTCTCCCTCATAAGTGTTTGTACAGAACCGACAACCACTCTAAACCAGCTCCCTATACACGTTTCTTCCGCTTTTTCAACGGCACATTTAAGTCCTGTTGATTTATACAGCTTATCCGCTGCCTGTTCAAGCAGCTCTCCCCTATGTGCCAACACAAGAACCCTTTCGCCGGCTTTTACTCTATCCTCTATTATCTTACTGAATACTATTGTTTTCCCTGTGCCTGTTGGCAGGACTAGAAGCGTTTTCTTAACGCCCCTGTCCCATTCCTCAAGCACTGCTTTTTTTGCTTCTTCCTGATATGGCCTAAGCTGCATTATTAAAACCTCCCCGGTGTAAATCCTCCTGAGGTCTTAGTTTCTTCAGGCTCATAAAATTTACGTATTTTATTGCTTTTTCTTTCTACACCGTCGTCACCAGTCCATTTGTCAATATAAACCTTGCAGCGCCCTTTAGAGCCTGTTACTGCATTCCAGTTCATTGTGACTTTTTCGCCTTTTTTCTTCTGTCCAATAGCTGTAAAGAAAGCTGAAAGCATGGGTTCCGTTTTAGTATGTAAAAACAACTGGTGCTGTATAGTAGCTATGCCTTCAGGTGTATCAATCGTTAAGTAAAGGATTGCTTTGTAGCATGGCGGCAGCTTTTCACTGCCGTTATGCCTACCCTTTTCAAACTTTGATACTGTGAAATCGTAATCTCCTTCCGGGAGAAGTATATATTCCGGTGCGTCCTTTTCTATAGCGCTGTCCCAGCTTAATTCATGTTCTTCGTTTTTATAATCTGCCATATTTGTTTATCCTCCTTATTCTAGCCGTCCTTCGGCATTCCAACCTCGCTTTTCGTAACGCCCCTACCCAACGATTGATAATTCACTTGTTAGGGGCTAATGTTTAAAAAGGTGTATCTTCATCTTCCCTGCCTGCAAGAATTGTTTTGAATACCTGCGGCCATGCGCCTATTAAAACTCCTGATATAAATTCAGAAGGATATTTTTCTATCGGCATATCTAATGGATAATAGCCCTTTGTAAATACCGCCAGACGTATTTCATCTTCAGTAACAAAGTTTTCATCCATAAGGTCTTTCAGAGCTTTTGGTATCCCCTCGTTTATAACCGGATTGTTTTCTTTTGGTTTTTCCTGTTTATCGGAAACAATTGTCTCTTCCTGTATTGTTCGTTCGGTTTCCCGAACTTCCCCAGTGCCGCCGGGTATAAACCTAGCTATCTCGTTGTAATCAAAGGGCACCTCTTCTTTCAGCCCCCAACGATTTTTCGCGTCCCAGCATGGATGGTGAGCTGTGTACATTACTCTTGTTCCTCCATGTGCTTTGAATTTTTTACCGTTGTCATCTGTAGCTATAGACAAAGTTTTATAGTTGGCGAACAGTACAGCGTCAGCCCATTCTTTTATAAGTGGAGAAGTTTGAGAAGATGTTTTCTTTCCCAGTTTCAGTTCGTATCTATCATAGGCCCCCAGTTCGTCCGGCTGTTCAAACTTACGTATTTGCGCGTGTGCTGTAAGAACAACATTTATTTGACGTTCTATTACTTCATCAAGCAGGTTTAAAAAACGGCCTATTTCTTCTTTTGCGTATACATATCCGTTGCCATAGCCAAAATCCTCAATTCCTTTCTTGTTATATCTTGAGCACAAATCACTTATGCAAAGCTGCTCCGCCCAGTCCATTGTGTCAATTACAAGTGTTCTGCATATATCGGGATTATTGGTTATGTACTTAACTTCTTCACAAAGCAGTGGATAACTGGAAGGCTTTTTAAGCCTTGCCACGTCCATGTGTCTGGTGCTTCCCTCTGTATCTATAAAAATCGGATTAGGAAATTTAGAAGCAAAGGTTGATTTTCCGATTCCCTCCGGGCCATAAACCACTATCTTTTGCGCGCCCGGTATTTTTCCCCTTATAATCTCCATTAAAACTCACCTGCCTTCCACGTTTTTATTTCCTGTGGCTTCTCTGCTCCTTGTATATAACCGTCTTCTATTACAATGCTGCATTCCCCTCCGGTGCTTACTCTTGTGGCTATAGCCTGTAAGCCCTCTGTCTCCAGCCATTCCCCGAATTCCTTAAGCGTGTCTGTGTCCATCTGTTCCAGTTTGTCTATAAGAACGAAACCACAATTGGGATTTATTTTCCTTACTATAGCTGCGGCTACCTTAAGCTGCTCACTGCCTGACATGTTATCCCATTTATAACCGTTATATGTTAATTCACCTTCGCTTACCGACAATCCTGGCAAAGGCAGGTTTGCCCCCTCCAATAAATCCGACTTCGCTTTTCTGACTTTATTAATTTCAGATGTTAATGTGTCGTATTTTTCGGCGTAATATTTTGCGTCCTCTTCCGCTTTTTCTTTATCAAGGTTACTTCTGACTTTTAGATTTATTTCATCTATATTTCTTATGTTCGTTTCAAGCTCTTCTGTAGATTCGTCCTTTAGTTCTTCAGCAGACTTATAAGCAATAGTCATATCTTGGTCAACCTGTATCAACCGTTTCTGATACCGTTCCAACTCCTCTTTCAATGCATTTACTTTTTCCGCAAGACGATTCCTTTCAGCATGCAGGCTCAAAGCTTTATCCCTTTTACGCTGGTTCTCTCCGTTTCTGGCCAATATATCTTGCTGCTGGTTTATAAGTTCTGCGGCTGATATAAGTTCCTTTGGCACACCGTCATAATAAACCATTTCTTTTGCATACTTTCTTTTTTGGTCTGATATTCGGCCTATAGCTGTACGCTCGTTATAAAGCTCCTGCTCCTTCTGTTCCAGTTCATTGAGTTCATCTTTTACGCCTATTATCTGTAAAAGAGTATTTGCCTTTTCTTTATTCGAGGCCTCCATAAATTTCGGCAGGTTTAAGGCCAACTGTTCAACAAATTCATTTAAGAGTTGCTGTCCTCCTTTTTGTCCGTCTGGGTCTGTTACTTTTAAATCGCTGTTTTTTCCTTTACGTTCCACAACAAGTCCATTTGACAGAACTATATGTAGGTTAGGAGGTATTACTGAGCCCTCTCTCTGTGGCTGTGAAGGTTTAAATTTATCGCCTCCAAGCGCCCATGCAATTGAATCTAATACAGATGTTTTACCCTGCCCGTTTTTACCTCCTACTATTGTTAATCCGTTTTGTGCAGGTTCAAATTTAACAGCTTTTACTCGCTTGATGTTCTCTATTTCCAAGCTGTTTATTTTTATACTCATTTGTCTCCACTCCTTGACTTTTCCTTTATTTCCGTTTACTATGTAAGTGATTTATTAGCTTTGCCCCTTTGTTGGAATGCCAGTTCCGCAAGGGGCGTTTTTATTTTTAGAGCGTTACCGTTATCTTTCCACTGTTTATTTCCTCCTTTAGAGCTTTTTCGAGATATTCCTTTATTGTGTATCTGGCTGTCATTTTCCACATGCCGCCGTCAGCCTCATAAAATCCTATTTTCCCTTCATCATTTATTCTTACTAAAAACTCACTTTCAGGCTGTTCTACCTCATAAAACGTTCTATACGGTTTAAGCTTTACAATTGGCTTTACTGTCTTTTTCTCTGCAAGCCCTATTCCTTTTCTTACTGTTACCTGCTGTGTAAGACCGTTATCGTTACTCTGTACGCTGTCCTCAAGCGTTATTGTGCTTAAAAGCTGTAGAAGATAGTCTATATCATCTGTATGCTGATATTTACTTCTAAGCTCTATCACGGCTGCTTCATGGTTCCGGTAGCCTTCTCTGAATGTGTTATTACGGCTTTCCGCAGAAAAAAGAAGATAGGACCTCCCTTCCCTTACCGCGCTTCTTTTGGTACTGCATGAAACACAGTCATACTCATTAACCTCGATGAATATTTTGTCGTATTCATTTTCAGCCTTTATCCAATTAACTAAGCCCTCAAGGCTTGTAGCCTTTATACAGTCTGGAATTTTACGTTTTGTATCCTTTTCAGCTACTTTTACCAAATCACCTTTTTCGTTCTTGCTGTAAATCCAGTCGTCTATCTCAACAACCTTGATTTCTGCGCCGTCAAGTGCCATCTGTCTGATTTTTTCAATTGCTTCTTTTAACATGTTTTTTCCTCCTTATTTATTAACTACGAGCTTGAGCTGTGCAGGCGCTTCCTGTTCCCCTCCAAACAAGTCTGCTTGTCCCGGTATCTGAGCTGTCATTTCTACAGCCTGTATTTCTTCTCCTATCTTTCCGACATAAAGGGCTGTCGCTACAGGATTTGTTGGTGCAAGAGCGCTTTTGGCTGTTGCCGCTACTGATAATGTCTTTCGTTCATCATCAGGCTGGATTTCAAAAGTTACAGTAAGCTTTCTCTTTGCCGTTGCCTTTGTGTTTGGGTCTAAGACGTTTTCGAGTATTCTTGACATTTCAAGGTCAATTCTCTCTTCTATTGCGCCTCTGGCCATCTGCACAATTGATTTAATGTTTTCACTTGCCATTTCGTTGCCTCCTTGACTTATTTATTTTTGTCGGTTATTATGTAAGTGATTTATTAGCTTTGCTCCCAAGTGAGGTTGCCGCCTCCGGGAGCTCTTTTATTTTCCCTATAGAACAATTGTCTATTATCGGAATGGGTTTTCCGTTATAACGTTCCCAGCCAATTACCTCAAACAAATATCCTTCTATCTCATACATCGTTTTACTCATTGTTTTTTCAGCTCCTTTCTCAGCTTCCTGTTTCTCTGTTTCATGCAGTACGCATCATAGGCAAACTGGATAATCAGATACAGGAATATCACAACGCCTAGCGCAGCGTCATAGTATATGCAGATGAAGGACCCTATCAGGATTAGCAGGATTAAGCTGATTGTTTCTAGCATTTGTTTTTCACCTCTTTTGTAGCTTGTCCCTCTTAACAGCCTTTCGGCTGCTACTCCTTATTCCTGAGTTATTAGTTGATAAATTATCCTTCTTGCTACTTCTGGCAAATCATCAGCAGAAAATTGATAACCCTTTAAGGTGTCTCTGATTTCACCGTTTGCCATAATATGCCTGACCTTAATTTCTTTGTCGTCTTTCTTGTTTTTCATCTGAAACACCTCCTAATTATGTATATTCAGACAAGGTTTGTACTTATTTTAAGTAATTCATTTACGTTCCCCCCTAACTAACCTTTTCTGGTTTATCGTTCATAACCATTCTTGCTTTAAATGCTTGTGCTGCGGTTTTAAGTATCTCTCGTTCAGCAGTCGGCAAAATAACAAGAATATCTGTCATTTCTTTAATATCATTCTTTTGTTCGTCCGTTAGTTTAATTGTTTTATCCATTTTATCACCTCCTTTGTTCATGTTACGACTATTATAAGTCATATTATGAACAAAGTCAAGCATTTATTTGTTGACAGCTCGACTTTTTTATGATACCATTTAGTTATCCAATACAAGAAGGTGATATAATGAAAGATAGAATTAAAGCTTTAAGAAAATCTTTAGGGCTTACGCAGCAAGCTTTTGGTGAAAACATTGGGGTAAAAAGAAATACAATAGCAACTTATGAGACACAAGATAAAGTTCCTATGGACACAGTTATCAATAATATCTGTAGCACTTATGGAGTAAATGAAGAGTGGCTTAGAACCGGCAAAGGTGATATGTTCAATGAAGTTGACGATAAACTTGCAACATATATGTCTGAAATCACGGATGGAAACGATGATTTTATAAAAACCTTTATTGAAATCTATATGGAACTTGACCAGAAGAGCAAAGATGTATTAAAAGAAATGGGTACAAAGATGGCTAAAAGGTTAATAAAAAAAGAGCAGATTTAATCCGCTCTCTTTACCTTATCATATTTAGCTTTAACAAAAAAATATATATAGTTCAGAAACTCTATGTTTTTGATTTCACGTATCATTCTTATTATTTCATCTTGGACTTCTTTAATTCGCATAATACCATACCCCCTGTTGTAAAAGGCTGTTGTGGAAAAGGATTAGGAAAGTAATTTAATTATAGAACTTATATTCGTTTAACACAACCATTTTTTCTAAATTAACGAAAATATGTGTGCAATTTACAAATATATGTTCTGTTTTAATAAGATTATTCTACGGCGGGATTTGCAATTTTGTATTGCTTTTTTCGTTTGCTCTGTTCTTTGTCATATATGTACACTCCCCCTTGTCTGTTTTGTATAATCATCACGATTTATGTCGTTTTTGATTAAATATGAACATATAGACCACACGGGGGAAACGAAACTATACTTTTTCTCAAAATTGAGAAAAATATTAATTTTTTGTGAACTTAAATAAATCGTATGGATTAATTTCAAGCGCTTTCGCAATACATTCCAGTTCATAGATAGTCGGTGAAACTTTTCCCCGCTCTATTCTGCTTATGGTTGACCTGCTAATGCCGCTTAATTTTTCCAGCTCTATAAGCGTCATGTTTTTTTTGGTACGTATTTCTTTTAGCTTGATTATTGCCATCACACACCTCCTATTCTATGGTGCGTAGGTAGCAATTAAATTATTAATTGAAATTGTAGCTGGCGAGGGGGAACTAATAAATGAGCATTGAACCTGAGAGTAAAAAACCAAATAAAAATTTTGCTTCGATTATACTAACATTGTTTCTCCTTCTTTCAGTCGTAGTAAATATTTATCAGGGTGTTACTTATAACTCATTAGTACAAGACAATAAACAGCTGCAAAACAGTATAGAAGAACAAAAAGAAATAGTAAATGATAAGAATGATCAAATTAATTCTTTAAAAAGTGAGATACGGTTTTATGAGAACAATGCAGTGTTTGTTACAGGGCATGGTGAAAAATATCATAAATATGATTGTCAGTATATGCAAGGGAAAGAATATTGGATACTTAATATTTCAGCTGCCCAAGGCAAAGGCTATGAACCATGTAGTAAATGCTTTCCTGAAAAAAATAAAGACTCTACTATGGATGAATATATGCAGAGTATGATAGAGCAGGCTAAAAATTAAAGATAAATCATACGATTTCTATTGCCAAGGCTATGAAGATGGTCTCTATGATGGCACTAAAATATTGAATGGGGTTTATTCGTACAATAATTGAGGGGGCTTACAAATGAAAAAACAAATGTTATCTATACTTACTATACTAAGTTTATCTTTTGGGTCTATGCCTGCATATGCTCAGTCAGTAGTAGATTCTACAACAAAAGTATTTGTTGATAATCAGCCTTCAGAAATAAAATTAAAGAATATTGATGGATATACATATATAAGCGTAAGAGACGTTAGCGATGTCTTAAAATATGATATTTATTGGTATGATGAATCAAAAACAGCTGTAGTAGCTGACAGCGCCCATACTTTGGTATTTACAGTTGGAAACGATGGATACTATAATAACAGCACTTTTGTTTCTTCTGGTAATGCTCCTATTATTATTGATAATAAAACTTATGTTGCTCTAAGAGATATTCTTACCGGCACAGAAGTTTATTTTGTCTTTAATGGTAATGATAACACCTTAAAAATCACAAGCAATACATATGATTCTAATGGAAATAGAATTATGACAAGTGAGGAATACACTGAAAAATATATAAATAATCGACCTACATACAACTACACTCCCTCACAGCCTAAATCTACAGTTCCTAATTATTCATATTCTTATACTGAATATGATGATTTTACAGAAAAGATTAATAACAGTAAAAACCAAGCTTTAAATAATGCCGCTGAAGCTCAACAAAAAGCTGATGAATTACAATATCAATTGAATAAAACAAAATGTGAAGAAGCTTGTAGACAGGCATACATTGAATATAAGCAAAAGTCCCTTAGTGTATCAAACAAATATGATGCAGATGCTTTATATCAAGCATATTTAGACAAAGTAGAATATTATGAAAGTTATTATGGAGTAAACTAAAATAAAAAAATCCCCCGTGCGCCAACACAGGGGACAAACAAGCGGTCTATCAATATGATATACACACTCTCACCAAGTAAAGTATATCATAAGACCGCTTTTATTTCCATACAATTTTTAAGGATAAAGGAGGTCTTTTTTATGTCCAAAAAGACGCTTGTTTTCGGCTATGTCCGTGTATCTACGGAAAACCAGTTGGAAAACTATAGTATTGAAGAACAAATTGACCGTTTAAAGGCTTACTGCACAGCAAAAGATATGCTCATGCTGAAAATATATACAGACGGCGGTTATTCCGGCGGAAACACTGACAGACCGGCCCTTAAGCAAATGCTTGCAGATATTAAAACAACCGATGTAGACGCCATACTGGTATATAAGCTCGACAGGCTTTCCAGAAGCCAGAAGGATACACTCACTTTAATTGAAGATGAGTTTTTGGCCAATCATGTGGATTTTATATCAATTAATGAAAACTTTGACACCTCAACCCCCTTTGGGCGCGCCATGATTGGTATATTATCAGTGTTTGCCCAGCTTGAAAAGGATCAGATAACTGAACGCTTTACAATGGGCCGTATAGGCCGGGGGAAATCCGGCTACTTTCACGGCGGAGGGAACTCACCATTTGGGTATACATATGAGAATGGGGAGCTTATAGTTAACGAAACACAGGCCGTTATTGTCAGGGAAGCTTATGATATGTTCCTTTTGGGCAAAAGCATAAACTCAATTTTTCGTGGGCTATCAGCAAAATATGGCGGAAGCTGGTCTGCCAACAAGGTTAGAAATATACTTACAAACTCCATTTATATAGGTAAGGTTAAATTCGCAGGTATGGAGTACGATGGTAAACACGAACCAATTATTAATCCAGATACTTTTAACTCGGTTCAAAGATTACTTGAAGCCCCGGAACGTGAAGAAAGTAAAACAGCTTCACAAAAGACCCCCTTTAGAGCAGGTTATCTTTTATCCAGCCTTATAGTATGCGCACGGTGCGGCGCAAGATACAGCGCAAACCACGGATATTATAAATGCTATTCCAGAGCTAAAAGCTCTCCCAAGTTTATTAAGGACCCTGACTGCAAAAATGACAACTGGGAAATAAGCAAGCTGGATAGTCTCGTTGTATCGGAAATTTACGGTTTAGTAGAGTGTCCATCCGTAATTGACAACATTATTAAGAAATCTTCATTAAAAGAGCATGTAGAAGTGGATACAAACAAAATTAACCTCAGACTAAAAAACTTGGAAAAACAAATGTTAAACCTCGTTGACTTATATCAGGTCGGAGGAATACCTATGGAGCTGCTGGCCTCTAAAATAAAGGCCTTAGATTTAGAAAAGGAGCTTCTCCAAAAAAAGCTTG